GTTCGCCGGCGCTAGTCTTTAGTCTAGCATTCACACTGGCTATTGCTTCTGCTACCGGCGGATTACGATTGCCACTACGCACTTTGAAGCCATTGTTACTCAATATAACATGATCAGTAACGCCTGGTGAATTAGTGCTACGACTGGCACCCGAGGCATCTGGGTATACATATACTACTCTATTTTCACCGTATCTGCTTTTTATTTCTTGAACTAGTTCTTGCGTGTTAGAACCATATATCTCTACTTCATCTATAATGTTAATTATTTCACCTGTAACTGTGCCTATAACTGCTGACATAGGCGTAACATTGAAATCTAATCCTACGTATAAAGGTTCTTGTGGTGCTAATGATACAGCAGACTTCATATTGTCTTCTGAGAAAGCATAAAATATAACTCCTGTGTAGTCCACAAACTCTGCTTCATACTCTTGCTTGAACTCACGTTCTCCCATATCTCGTCTAGCGGCTTGTATCTCTTCTTCACTTACATGTCCACCTTGTATAGTAGTAAAACTATGTGAACTCCAATCTTCTTGTGCGCCTGCTTGTATGTATAAGTCCCAGAAATGATTACGACCTTTTGGTGTGCCTATGAACATCGCTGAACCGCCAGTGTCTGATAGTGTGGGTCTTAAGATCGTATACCATGTGTTAGGATCCATATCAGCATATTCGTCGAGTGCTATAAAATGGAACTTTAGCCCCCTAAGAGCCTCTTTATTTTCTGAACTTCTGAGAGTTATGGTGCTGTTGTTTACTAATGTTACTTGTAAGTCACTTTGATTAATCTTCTTAACCCAGTTCTTTTCACTGAGCAGTTGTAGTAAGTCATTCCATATAACACCTTTTGCTTGGCGGAATGTGGTTGCTATGTATAAGCATTTTTGATTGGGGTAACGTGCGAATTTGGCTAATTCATTCATTGCTAAAAAGGACTTACCTCCGCGTCTTCCGGCGCAGATTACCCTGAAGCGAGACTGGTCGTCTGATATCTTTTGTTGTGGTGCTGTTAACTTCATATCTCTCTATCTATAAGGTGTCGGGCAAGGCATGTGAATGTTGACAACACATTGCTTCCGGTAAAGCACTCCGTGGAGAGGCGCCTTACCCAACAGTATTATTTATCGTCACTATCTTGCCATGGTAGCACTTGACTGCTTTCATCCGCGACTGAATCTTCTCTTTGTCCTAGGATTACTTTACCTAGGAATATCAGCATAACACGGTCGCCTTTCATTGCTAACTCCAGTTGTGCTCTGCGTAACTTCTGTTTCGTTGTAGTAGTGGCTTTTTTGTATAAATCTGCGAAGTTATCTCGTAAGGTGCCTACAGGGACTCCAAACCAATCTGATAATTCTTTCCAACTACTGTGTAATGCGGCTAATTTATAGAACTCTTCTTCTGGTATAACTACCTTATCTCTGCCTACAACACGACCCACAACGGTTTTCTCACCATACTTGATGTTCTTTACTTGATATCTTTCTGTGCTTTTTTGTGATTCTTCATGTGCTTTTGATCCAGCACTTTGAGTTTCGGGTGTTAGTGGTTGACTATCTGAAAAGTCTTCATGTTCAGTTGACATTGCGTTCTCCTGTAAGTTCACTGTTTGTCGTCAGTGTCGCCGTGCATATATTTATCAATTCTTTGGGTTGTAGTAAGGATTTCCCCATTTTTTAAGTCTGTTACTTAAATTAGCAGGTGATATATCTAGTTTATTAGCAAACTCACTGCGAGTCATGCCAAACTCTTCTAAGTAATTACGTCCACGCAATCTACCTTTACGCATTGCGTCCAGCATGTTGTCATGTCTAGTGCCACCTACTAAGTGATCTGGATTACAGCATTTTCTGTTATCACATGTGTGCATGATTATATGATCTTTGCGTAAGTGATTGTGATGTTGTAAGTAACTTAACTTATGTGTGCTAACTAACCCTTTGTTGTCAGGAAGTTCATCTATGTAATTACATGTTACCATTCCATATCCAGCACTATTTGTATGTCCTGGCCATACCCAGCAATCATCTTCGTTAATAATTAACCTCTTAGAGATCTTATTCCATTTGTCATTAATAGTGGTTATTCGTTTAGCCATCTAGAATATTTATCCATAAGTAGTCCTTATAGTATACAATACTTGTTTATATTATTCTAATATAAGATAGTTAGTTTGAACCAACATATAAAGGTCTAAAGACCTAATCAATTCGTTTCACTCTTGATTAACTTCTCTTCTTCTAATTTTTTTAACATGAGTTTTTAGAAGTTTAAGTCAGAAGGAACTATTACAGTTCCCTCCTCATGAGTTTTCATTGTGTTCTCGCATGATAGGAAGCAGGTATTTTAGTTTATACACAATGTCCAATGGATCTCTTACTCACTCCACACCTGCTAAGGCCTTTGTATATGCTTCGTTCTCTTTACATATATTGTTTATGAACTTGTTTGTGTTCTCGACATAACAGAATAATGTCTTACTTCGATACATTGAGCAGGATGGTGCTTGTATTTCAGTTTCTCAAGTGCTGTTACCAAAATCACAGCCTTTGTCTTCAGCCTATTATATCTGGCGGCTACCCTTATGTTCTGTTTGTTTATTAGATATATCTCTAATGTATGCCTTAATGAGTGCCAATTGTCTAGAAGATAGTTTGTTGATATCTTCGATGCCATAAAGTGTTTTTGCTAATGCTAGTTTTTGTTTTTTGTTGTTTGCCATAATGTATTTGCCTTGTATACTTATTTATCCAAGTCATAAAAAAAGGCCCTTAAAATATGACAATTAAGGGCCCTTAGTGTCCAAAAGGACAATAGTTGTAGGCACGTTAAACACCTACATGAGAATAATCTATGTTAAATGGTAACTGTTAGGCAATAACATTTATTATGACTTGAAGGACGTTATAGAAGAAACTATAACATTTTTAATCACTGTTACCATTCGAATAGACTGACATATTGCGATATTAAAATCACTATATGATGAGTTGTAGTCAGGGTGCTCTGTTCGGCTTATGCTGGTGGGAATACCTAGGAAAGTTACTAATTAGGATGTTTCCAGCACCTAGCAGTTACATTAACTACAGTAATTATTTATACTTTTTCAGTCAAAAAAAGACCAAAAACTAGCCGTGTATACTTGTATCATGATAAATAAATGTATAGGCACAAACATTAATGGAGATATTATGAAAATAATTGGAAACAGAACAGTAAAAACAAAACTAGCACTAGTGGCTATAGACTTCCCAGAGCAAATGAAAAGCATGAGTGGTAAGTTTTATAGAAAGTATCACTTTGTGGACATAGATCTAAATCCAGGCAAACCGTATCATACGTTTGTAAGTGATGGATTTAAAAACAAAAAGTATTGGGCTAAAATAGAAACACTTTGGGAAACAGGCTTCTTACCTGTTGTAGAAGGCGTGTTTCACTTAACAACTAACGACAAAATAAATGCTGATAGCAATAAGTTTAGTGTGTTGTGTAAAATGGATTTAAAAAGTGACGAAACTAGAATGTTTTGTGTTGAACTTTGGAAAAAGGTTACTAATGGTAAACCTATACCCCGTAAACAAATGCACAGTGTGCCACTAAGCAGTTTATTTGAAGAAGCCTAAATTCTATTTAAGTGAGTAAAACTCTTGACTATGCTCCATGACTTATGTCGATTAGCACGGCTCCATTTCTCTATTGCCATATTGTTGAAATCATATATTTTACCATTGTAATAAAATACTCTACCTAAATACCACGTCTTACTTGCTAGGTAATGCTCTAGTATCTCTTCACCTTCTCCCGTTGCTTGTAGGCGTTCTACATGCGTTAGAACTTGAAATACTATGTGGTGATCGTTTCTTGTTGTTTTCTTTAATTTCTTTCTAACTGCTTCTATTAAATTGCTATGTTTCATACATAGTATTTAAGTTTGCCAGTAAATGTGGCTACATATTGCTGGAAACTATACTTGCTACAATCGTTACTAATGTGGTAATAACCATCCCAAGGATCCAAAATATTCTATTGTCTAGGCGATCTAATCTATCAATAAAGAATTCTCTATTATCCTTGACTGCTTGGTTAAGTTCATCTATGTCCTCAGCCATGTGTGCCAGATGATTGTTTTTGATCTGCTCAATTTCTTTATGTAGGTCTTGGGTGGTTATTCTTGACATTTTAACTAAATTCTGCGTCTATTTCAGCAGTAGTAGTAATCTCATCACGAGCAATTTTACCCATACAAGTTAATTGTGCTCCTATAACCTTTTCGTGTTCTGGTGTTGTAGGTGGTATCGTTGGTGGGTATGTATCTACTATATATTGATGTAATTGTTCTTTACTCATGTTCATATCCTATTTTATTTCTTAATTGTTCTAGTTGTGCTTTGTCCTGTTGTATAATTATAGGAACAGGCGCACTATCTCCGCCCTCTTCATTGTGACTCCAAAGAAACTCTGACTTATACTTGTCTCCTAGTGTTTCATTGTAATGATCACATAATGTATGTAATTCTTCTGCTGTTATTTGCGGCATTTTAAACACAAATGCTTCATACTTAGTGCTGTTAAATAAACAACTCCATGTTTTAAAGCAGTTGGCACTATAGTCAATAACAAGTATATTGTCATTCATAAAAGCCTTATAACTCCAAGGACATACTGACTTGATACTAGCATAGTATCCTTGCCAATCTATGTTATCCTCTTTTAGAGCCTTTGCCACCACGTTGGCCTTTCTTCTTTTTCTTTTTCATTCCGCCTCTTTGTGCCATTGTATGTAATCTCCTACCTTGTTTTAAGTTGTTGTTCAACCCAGGCTAATGCTCTAGGTCCGCCCCATAAGAGATATGCTCCTATGGCTTTTGAATTCTCTGCTGTCTTACCTTGATTCTTAGCAGTTCTATAATTTGCTCTTGCCCTTAACAAGTAACTACGCATTCTTACTAATGTGTCTTGACTTATGTTTTCACCATTTGCTAATTGATTCGCTCTTGCTAATCCTACTAGTGTTCCGTATTGTCTACTTGGCGGTAAGTCCTTTCTTATATCTAATGCTTTCCTTGCCGCCTTTGCTATGTAATCAGGTGCTACTGGCATTACATTGTGCTGTCAGTTATTTTACGCCATTCACTACCATTATAGAAAACAACTTGATTTAGTGTGTTGTTATACAACATTTGTCCTGCTTGTGGTGAACTTAATGCGTTTATTTCAGTTGTTGATCTACTATAAAGTTGTAATCTGTTAAACAGTTCTGTTTCAGTAGCATCTACAGTTAAATGTGTTGCGGCTAAGTCACTGCTTGTTCTTACATCTGTTCCTACTGCTCCACCTTGTCCAATTTTAACTTGTTTACCACTTGACGCACCAATACTGGTATCTTCACTATGTTTTAAGAAAGCAATTTGGTCATTTGCTGTTTTGTTTTGTGCGTAATGTATAACATCTAAACTTACATTTGCTGTAGTGTCCCAATCATGTGACGCAATGGCTGTGATTGCGGCTGGCGGAACTGTTGTTGATAATGAAGATGATTCTCCAGTTGTGCTATACCACGAATACTTACCTAGTTCTTGCCCTTGTCGTGGATACCAATTTGTCCAGTTGTTTTCTTTGTTACCATTGAAACTACCAAGCATAATCCTTGGACCTGCTTTGTCTTCAAAACCACTTGAACTTTGTAAACTGCCATCTGTAAAGTTTGAGAATGTCATAGCAGGCTGAACTGTTGAACCATATACATTAGTATCGCCTAATCCACTCCATTGAATATTTAATCCAAAGCCCGGGTTAGGGTCAGTGTGTAAGTTTCTACTACTAGTATCACTTTTGTCACCAACCACAATAGTATTCTTAAATCTATGGAAGCCGTTTTCGTGTTCAATTACATTTGGTGAATTTGCTACAGATAAATTTGATTTTGTAAAGTCAGTTGCTGTTATGCTACCATTAACATTACTTAAACTTGTGCTGGTAAATCTTTGGAAATAGTTAGCACCTAGTTCTGCTGTGCCTTCTGTGGCAAAATCGTTTGGTCCTGTTGACCTTAATCCATTTGGTGTTTGGTGTAAGAGACCATCGCCGCTAACACCACTTAAGAATCTATAATCATTAGTAGCAGTATCTCTTACTGTATGATATAGACCAAAAGCATCTAAGGCACCAGATCCACTGCCAAGTGTGAATGTAGTTGTGCGTTCTGCAGGGTTACTCATTATAATGTTAGCAATACCACCACTAGCACTACTGTTTGCTACACTACTTACTACTGTGCCTTTAGGGAATGGTCCATCAAACATGGCTAAACTGGTATTAC